TATCCATTTGTATAAGTTCTATTAATCTACCTGACCTGCCTTCTGTTGCTGCTGCCTTACCTCTGGCCTGTAATCCTTCTATAGTTTTTGCTAACTTCTTCTGTGCAGCATCAGCCCTCCTTTCTAGTAATTGTGAGTTTAATGCTTCTTGTTGTGCTGTTAATGCAGCGTCAGCAGACCTAGCTGTTCTTTCTGCTGCTTGATATGCGTATGATGCTGTTTCTCTAGCAACTCTATTTTTAGAAGCTACTCCTGTTACAGCACTAAGAGCAAGCGAAGCGTTAAGTAAATTACCTGCTGCTCCTGTTATTCCAAATAGTCCTGCAACAAAACACATTAGACTATCCTCGAAAATTCAACGAATGGTTTTTTATGTTGTCCATATTCCTTATGATATTTAATAAACTTAAAACCTAAAGTCTGTAACCACTTCATAGCTTTTTTATTTTCAGCATATACTACATTGTATAGAATTTTATATGATTTGAGCAAATCATTAACCCATTTCCTACCTTGTCTTATTAGTTGTATTTTATATTTATCATTAGAAAATAATTCTTCTGTAGCAACCATATAGATACAACCATTAGGAGTTACACCACAGATACCAATAGGATTATCATTATCTCCACAGATAGCCATAACTACTTTACTTGCTAAATAACTAACTTTTAATGCTGTATCTGGGTCTTGTCCTGTTTGATATAAAGCTTCTAATCTATCCATATCTCTCATATTCTTAGAGACATGATGCAAGTCTTTCAATGTACATTTTCTTAAATGACCCATTACATTCTCCTACTCTTCATGTGAAACATGGCTTCATATTCTGCACTAGCCAATAGTGTTGGTAAGAATGTTCTATTTTTTACATCTATATCAACCTTATCGGCTCTGCTCATTATTGGAACTCTAAATGTACCTGTCTCTAAATTAAGCTGACCTATCGCAGCAGAAGCAGCACCCAAAAATCGACCACTAAATTTATGAGTGCTAGTGTCTCTTAACTCAGGTGTTACTTCTACTTGAAAAAATCCACTCTTCTCAAACTTTATATAGAAATGATGTAGTTGTAATCTGCTACTAATGATCTCAGCACTATTTTGTTGTGGGGTTTCAGTTATTCTTTGCTTACTAAATCTATAGTGCATATCATAAGGTTCTCCTATAATTACTTTTGCATTTCTATAATCTCCATTTGCTTCTATTGTTGCTGTTGAACCATTAGTTAAATTTGTAGATTGTATAACTGTTGCAGGTTTTAAGGTTTGTGTCACTCCATTAATATCAACAAACGTACTTGTCTCATTACTTGCTAGAAATCTACCTACTATATCCATCTTTGCTCTAAGTCTATAAGGTAAGGTAAATGTAGTCTTATCAGTAGATGAGTTATATGAAACTGTTACGTCTGCTTCAGTTACTTTGTGATCTAAGTGAAATTCAAAGTCTGCATTAGTTTCTTTAAAATCAGATTCAAATGGTATCTTTTCTAAGGTAACTGTATTAGCTTCTTCTATAACTAAAAACAAATCAGTGCCTATAAAGTCAACATTTTTGATAGACCTGTTTTCATTAATAGTAAAAGTAAACCAACTGTTTAGAACTTTTTGTCCTTGATTACCAAATAACCATCTATTTATAAATAATTTATTAGGATTATCAGTTCCAACACAAACAAGAATATCTTGATTATTAGATACAGCTAATTTAAAAATATTACTTGGTATCAGTCTTGGTACATGAATAGTAATGTTTGCTGCATCTCTAGCAGTTTCATTAGTCTGCGTAATATATTCACGAATACCTGCAAAGTTACCTTTTTTAGTTAAAAAGTAAATTGAATTACCAGAACCTACAGGAGCAGCATCATCTGAAGACTCAAACTCTGTTGATACAAGTACGTTAGCTGTGGTCGGTGTTAAGTTATCTGCTGAACTAGATAGTACAAATTGCGTTTGTTCAGAAAATAATATCAACTGTTCTCCCATAGTGACTGCGTGTTTTAAGATAGCAACTTTTGTATGGGAAGCAGCTACATCTATAGGGTGTGAGTCAACTACAGTAAGAACTGTATCAGGAAAAAAGTTAAAGAACTCTGAAACATTAGAGAGTATTACATTGTCATCTGCTAAAAATCCTAATCTATTTCTAAAAAAAAATACGTTGTTTATTTTACTACCAATAAATGAAGGGTCTTTTGCAGATTCCGTATCTCCTGCTGTTCTTTCTCCCCATACAGGTAACGTATATGTAGTACCACTTAAGGTATATGTATCTCCATCAACTCTTGCAAACCTAAAATTACCATCTGCCTGTCTAATCAAGACGTGTGGCATAGTGGCATAGTCAAACTTAAATTGAATACCTGCTTCTACTGTTTCTTCCCATTGACCTTCTTCTAAAGCATTGCCATTGTTAGTGACAAACTTTACATAGTAATTATCAAAGTTAGTGCTTTCATCTCCTTTTACTTCTACTACCATTCCATTAGGAGAAACAGCAGGTAAGTCTGTAAATCTTTGAACTGAGTTTTTTACTATTGTTAACTGCGTATTACCTTGAGTGTCAGTGCCATCTATAGCAAAATTACTACCATCACTCTTTTTTATATGTATTACACTTCCACTTCTTGCAATAGTAAAACCAGATAATCCTGAATTAAGACCTGACTGCAAATCAGCAGCAACTTGTGATGTACTTAAAGATGAATCATTAGTTGTGTCATCAGTTACAGTTACACCATCAACAGTAACAGAGTAAACAGTATCGTTAGAAACTTGTTTTACAAAGATAATTGCTTGTGTAATGTTACCTGCGGATAGAGTTGAATCCATTGCAGTTACCTGATTTGTATTAACAACAAAAGTAAAGTCAGCAATAGTTACAGTTTTAATAGTATCTCTAGGATTTGAAGTATTTAGGTATGCAGTTCCATCTGGTTTTGTTACTGTTTTTTCTGTGCCATCTAGCTCATATACTTTTACATTTCCATTGCTAAATATCGCTACATATCTTTCATTGACATCTCTGTTTATAGTTTGAATATGAACATTACCTAGCGTGCTAGTACTTAGATTTGTAACGTGTTGTATGCCTGATCTTTTTACTAAACCTACGACTGGATTACTGTCAGCATTATCTTGTATATCAGCGTGGTCTGACTGCTTAGAAGAATCTGAAGACTGTGATACACCTCTAAGTAGTGTAGGTATTGATCTTGATACTATCGCCATAGTTATCTGTTAAGAACATCAGCAGGTGTAAACGTATTCATAGCATTATTAAGACTTGGATCGCCTGTTAGAACATTATGGTCTGCGTTATCCATATCATTTTCCATAAGGTTTGCTCTTGCTCTTGCTTCATCTTGTGCTGTATAAGTTCTTAATCCATCATCTCCAACTAATCTATCTACAAATACTCTTGCTGCTCTTATGTTTATATATCGTCTAGCAGATTCAGGTATCTCATCAAAGTTTCTAAAGTAAGTAACATTACAAGTTAAGTCTTCATCAAAAACATAAGTATTATTTTTTCTGTCATACATTTTCAAACCTCTTTGTATGACATCAATAGTTGGGTGGTCAAAAACATTAGCATCTACTTTCAATATGTCTGTACCAAGAGCAATTTGATTACTGCCATCTCTAGTTAGTACTACATTAAATTCTTGATTAAAAGACCAACCTTCATTCTGTACGTCTTTATTTATTTCAGCTAAAGTCTTTTGTGCTGTAACAGCATCTACTGGAAGAGTACCAGTCAATGTATTAATAGGTGCTTCGCCTATTGCAGCAAGCATGATATTAATACATTCAAGTTCTGTGGTTGCAGCTACAGCCATTGTTTAATAACTTGATTTAGACATCTTAAGAGACATCAATTTACTTTTAAGTTTACCAGATTTTTTTTTCTTATTTTTTTTTGTAGTTTTATTAGGCATAAAAAAAAAGGGTATCTAATAATAGAATACCCCATTTTAATCATTTAGGTAGATTATGAAGCAGACAATTTGATTGTTGCTGCACATTCTGGTCTTAGGATTCCATGCCCAAGTGCGTACTTCGCTAACATCAGCGTTGATTGGTACATAATACCATAGTCCGCACCTGAGATTTCAGTTGTCATGTCCTGTAGTTTTACAGTTCCGACTGCGGATTTATGGAATACCAAACCTAGCGTCTTGCTATCATCTCCTGAGTAGGTGTTATTAGCACCTGAAGGGTTAGAGCCTACGTTAGTTTGTGGTACGTTGTTAGACATCATTATAGGGATACCTGCAACCTGTGTTACTGTACCTGCTGCAACAGAACCATTACCCTGTGGGTTAAAGTCTGTATTCATAACTCTGGTAGCAGACTCAGGAATCTTATAAAATTCCGCAGGTGGCAACACACAGAATCTATCTGTGCTTGGAATGTCACGCTTGTCAAACTCTTCAGCAATATCATAGATAGCTGCAACCAGTTCATCACCAGTTACGTTTGCTGAAGCTGTATTACCAGAAGCAAGAGTAAGAACAAAACCGCCATCTCCACCACTAAGAGTAGTTGATGCACGACTAGCATTAGCAATTACCTTTGCTACGTTTTGATCGTATGTCTTGGCAAGTGCCTTTCCTAGTTCAGCAGAATAAGTAGCTCTTACATCATAGTGATTCTTAAGCTCATCTAATCTGGCGATTACTGCTTGAGCAATGAGCATATCATCTATGTTGATGATCTTCTCATTAGCCTTGATCTGGTTTGCTCCTACGAGGGGTGTACCAATCGTATGATACGCAGCAGTCGCAGTGCCTAAAACTGGGAAGCTTGCCGATTTGCCAGAAGCAATAGTTCTGACAGAATGTAGTTGCTCGTTGAAAATATTATTCTGGGCAAAACTTGTTAGAACTTCTCCACTAAAAACTTTCAGGAATAGTTCATCAAAGTTTGTACCCGAATTATTAACAAGACCGAGCCTACTTACAGTTGCGTTAGCCATCTGTTTAGTAAGTGTTTGTGAATAATTTGTACTTTCTCTGTCTTTACTAACCTTTTCTCAAAGCGTTATCTGCAACGTGGTTGTCAGGCACTTTGATATGTAGATGTTGTATGCCGAGAGCCTAGCAGTTCCACTTGCGTAGAGCAAGTGCCTTTCTAGTTGGCCGCCCTTTACTGTCTTTCATTGCTCCTTTGACACCTTTCATTCTTGCACAAAAAGATTTCTTTCTACCTTTTTCACTTTTTGAAAGTCCACTTTTTTTAGTGACAGGTCGTTGCAACTTAGAACCTGTAGCAGCGTTTATTCTTCTTCTCCCACTTTCAGACAGTCCTCCTGTTGGATTCTTGTCTGACTTTCTAAGAGATAAAGATTTTCTGCGTGGAGACATGAACTACGAGTAAGAGTAGTTAAATAAAATATAACAGTTATGCTGCTCTTTGTCGTCTTTTGTGATTGTAAGTTATTCTCTTACCGCTAGTTTTTTCTCTTTTAAATTTAAGTCTTTCTCTATTACTTAATTCTTTACTTGTTTTAGGAGTCTTACTATTAACTCTTTTTGAAGGTCTGCAAGCAGGGTAAGGTCTGCCATCTCCCTTCTTACGACCACAAGGTTTACCTGTTTTTACATCTACCCATTTCTCTTTAAACCACCTGTCGAGACTCATTTGCCTACTTTCTTTTGAGCTATAGTATGTGCCTTTTTAAAAGACATACCACTACGCATACTCTTTTTCATTTCATTCATGTGTTTTTTTGAATGATGCTCTGAATGTTTTTTCAGAGTACGCATTTGACTAAGAGTTAGCTTTGCCATTTTTCTTTTTAAGTTGACGGACTAATAAAAAATCTTTTTTAGAAAGCTTGCCATCACCATCTTTATCAAGACTTTGTTTTTGTTTCTTTGAAAGTTTTTTCATGCTTTAGTGTAACCTCCTCCTGCTGCTTTGTATTGTCTAACAAGCTGACCACTTGCATAAGCAGAAGGCCACTTCTTGACTTTTGCTTTGACTCTAGCTTTGATTCTTGCATAGAGTTCTGGCTTAGTTGGTTTGTTAGCCATTGCCTACCACCTTAGAAGCTTCTAATCTTTTATATACAGATAATGTATAGTCTTGATCTTTACCATATCTAGGATCAGACATAGCTTTTGTAAGTTCTGCCTGTGTTTTAAATGTATTAGTATTACCTGCTGCTGTTCTACCATTTATCAGTTGTGGTTCATAACCTTCTGCTTCTCTCATCTGTGAAGCAAAACCTTGTACTGCAACCTTAATCATTGTTGGGTCTTGAGTATCAAGTATCTTGTCAAATGCCTTAAGAGTTTCATCAGGTACATTAGCCTGTGTCCATTCTCTAAGTTTTGAGTAACCTTCTTCTCCACCTGTAACTGATAAGATGTCATTTAACTGTGCATCTTTTATATCTTCAGCAGAATTAGCAGTACCCTTTAATCCATCTAGGTAAGTATCAATAACTTGTTTAGAGAATCCTGCTTCTCCTAGTTTCTCGTAATCATTTTCTGTAATTTTACCTGTCTCTGTAAAAGTATTACTAATAACTTGTGGGTCTATTCCAACTTCTTCTAGGACTGAAGCTAAACCATCTCCGTAAACTTCAGCAGCATTAAAATCATCATTAGTTTTTTCTGTTTGATTTTCTTCTTCAGTAGTTTCTTCAGTAGTTTCTTCAGTAGTTTGATCTATAGCACCAAGTTTACCTTCTAGTTCTTTGTAGCTGTTTACCATATCTTCAGCAGTTTTAAACTTACCTGCAATAAGTCCATTCTCATCTCTTAGACTTTCAATATCCTGTGAAGACATTGGTGGTGTTTCATTTGCCTGTACTTGTGATGATGTCATAGTGGTTTTTTGGTTTAACTATAAGTGATTGTACTGCCATGTCTAGTAGTGACAGTCTTACCTTGATTCTTTGACTTAGGTGTACCTTCTTCATTTACACCTAATCTACTGACAACTGCTTTTTCAGGAGCTACATATTTCCCATTGTTGTCTCTTGGTTTTGTAGTCTTCTTAGACTGGCTGTTCTTGTTGGGCATTAGAATCCATTTGTTGTGAGATAAGACCTGCTTCAGCCTGTTTCTTGGGATCAAGTAAAGGCGAGCCTACAGCAGCACTACCAAGACTTCTAACAAGTTCTTGTTGTTGTAGTTGTTGTTGCTCCGCAGCAATCTGTTCTCCTGATTTTACCAACGTTTCAGTATCTATGCCAATACTGGTAGCTAACCTCTTGATAGCTTCGTCAACATTAACGTATTGTCTCATCACATCAGCACCTAAAGCCTGTGCCAAAGTAGTAATAAACTCAAGTAACTTTTCTTTATCCTGTCCTCTACCTAATCCTTGTAATCCTGTAATGATTGATAGACCTACTATATCTTTTGGTAGCTCTGGCACTCTACCTGCCTTTGACAATAGGTGCATACGTCTTCTGAGATAAGGTAGTTGTAGTTCTGAAGACAGGATAGAGTAGATCCCCCCAAGTGTTGACTCTAGTTCTTGTGTAAGAATCTTTAACTCTGTACTTGTTACTCTTTCGGCATCACGCTGTACTGCTTTTGCCATCATAAAAGCATACTGTAATCGCTGTTCTATTCTTTGTACTGCTGTAAAAGATGTCTGCAAATCTGCTCCCTTACCTACCTGCAAGACAGATACATCTTGTGCGTTACCTTCTCTGATAGCTCCGTTAGGTGCTTTAGCTAGGGTAGAAGCTCTCGTTGTACCATTGGGATTTACAAGAAAAACTGTACGTGCAGACGCAGCAGCATTTTCAATTATTGCTTTCATCAATCCTTCAAGAGAAATCAAATCTCCTCTGTACTCTTCAACGTATCCTCTTCCGTAACTTTCTGCACTTAACCTTGTGAACCTGAGATTTATAAAAGGAGTTACATCTTTCCTTGCCCTACCTTCTGTGTTTGGTATCCTTTCTCCTTTACATTCTTGATGCCAATTAAAGAAGTCTCCATTTCTTTTGACGTGTGTATATATATCTAAATCTTCTTCTAAAGTATTCTCTGTGTATTTTGCTTTCTCTTCTAGTTTTGCTACAAAGTCAGGTGGTAAGGCTTTACCATTTACTGTTTCTTTAATAATAATTTCTAAAGTATTTCCGTTTGGGTCACGTTTGCATACATATTTTTCTAGTGGATATACTTGTAATCCTTCGTTTGTCAGATACAACAAAACATTCCCACCAACAATAAGATGTTTTAATGCTTCAAACATTGCAACTCTATCATTTGATATTTCAATCTCACGCATCAAAGCATTTTCAACTTTGCGTAATGCTTTATCTATTTCACTAATAGCTTCAGGATTAGTACCATCTTGTTGTATCTTTATTTGATCTAATACAAGTTTAAAGAAAGGAATGTTAGTAGGAAAAAGACCTGTCAATAGTTTTGCAGCAAGGCTATTAACACCTGCTGCACCAATAGATTGATAAGGTGTTTTAATTTTACTTCTTCTTGCACCACTACCACCTGAAGTTTCAGGTATAAGATATGGCAGGGTTAATTTACTAGACTCTTGACCTTCCCTAAGATACGTTGATCTTTCTTGTGCTAGTTGTTCATACAACCCTGCTGCTGTAACAGCCGAAGAAGAATATTCCATATGTTAAACAGGTGTCCTTAAGTTACCAGATTCGGTTTGTGTATTAGTTAGTAAAGGTATTCTCAAAGAAGCAGTACCCCTTCTAGCTGCTGATCTTGCAGTTGTAGTTGCAGCCCTTCTTCCTTTCTTGGCAATGTCTTTTCTCTGTGTACCTGTAACAACTTGTTCAGCAGTCTTCTCTGCTTTAGGTGCTACTGGTTCTGGATCAGGTAGTGGGGGTGGAGGTGGAGGACTTCTAAAACACATGGTTAACCATACGTAGATTTATTATTCATTCTAGCTGTTGCTAGATCTTTTGTATTTCTTGTAAGTAAAGATGTCGTTCTATCTAAGTTTGTATTTACAGTCGAGTTCCCTGATGTTTCTTTTTTCTTTCTCATCATTCTTAACTTCTCTGTAGCTTTTGCTGTATTCTTTGGTTTATCTACACCTGTCTGTTCTCCTGTAACAACAGGAGGTGCATCTTCAAACTCAGGTTTTTTAGGAGCAGGTGCAGCTTTAGCACCACCGAAGAAACACATAATTAAATACCTTTGGTTGTGTTGTCTAACATAGTTTGACGTTGCCTTTTTTGCTGTTCAATAAGATAGTCAACAACACTACGTTGTCCTGCTCTATACCATATCTCCCTATCAGATAATGACAAGTCAGGGTGTCGTTGTGGGTACAGATTATCTAGACCCTGTATAAGGTCATCAGTTATTACAGGTAATAAGTTACTTGCCATAGTTTCATGCTACCATTAAATCAATGGGAGTGGTTACCCATTGGTAAAGCGTAGAGAACCCCTAAGACAAGTGACTCGTCTTGGGGGTTTTCTCATGGATTCCAAAGTTTTACTTCACCTGTATTATAATCGTAATCTCCTTCTCGTAATATTCTAGTAAGTCTTGCATTAAGAATTGCATCAGCAATACTGTAACCTTTCTTTGTATATGTTTCCTGTACCTTAGACCATAGTGCATCTTGTGTATCAGGAGTTTCGGCTAATAATTTTGTAGCACTTACCATACCTAAACCTTTCACTCCTACTATTCCATCTGTACTATCTCCTGCTATAGACATTTCAAACCAATGTCTGTTTGCTTTCTTTTCTGTAATATGTTCTACCTCTTCAGTAGCTATCAGCTTACAAGGTATAGTTCTCATGTCCTTATCGACTGATACTATTATTGGATTTTTATATTGTCCATTAGTAGCTAGTAATCCAAGTACGTCATCTCCTTCTAAGTTTGGATAGGATACACAGTCATATATTTTGTTACAGTTATTAATTACTGATCTCAAAGCTAGTGGTTTTCTTTTAGATATTCTATGTATTTTGTATTCAGGAAATATCTCATGCCTGAATGTTGGATAAGAAGTAAAGCACATAACCACATCATGCTTGTCTTCTGCTATCTGTTTATATACTTCTAACCTGCTTTCAATCAGGTTCATTATATCTCTTTCATCAGAGTGAAGAGTATGTTGCCAATCATTCCATCTTGTATCTATTTCACAAGCACAACAGGAAGAATAGATTAGCCAGTCAGCATCAATTAATAAAGTCATAGTTTTGCAAAATCATTTTCATATACAATTAATCGACCTGTCTTTTGGTCGTATAATAATTTATCTACTTCTCCTGTCATTCCAGTATGTCTAGATTTAAGTACCTTTAGCTGTAATCGCTGTCTCTCACTAGCATCTCCTGTCTGGTTTCTGGAAGCACTCAGTACAACATCACTTAGTTGTAGTAGTGAATGAGATCCCCTCAAGTCAGAGGTGTCAACCTCCCTGCCCGACTCATGTGATTGTCCTTGTGGTCTGCGTAGGTGGCTGACCAATACAAGAGCTATACCTGTGGCTTCACATAAACTTCTTAGCTTGGTCATTATTATATCTATTGCTTTGCGTTCATTGTCTAACTCAAGACCAGATAAAACTATACTGATGTGATCAAGGATTACTACCTGCACTCCATCTACTGTTGCTAAGTATCTGATCTGTTCAAGCAGTACATCAGGTTCAAGACTACCGAAGTGATTGTATAAAAACAAATTACGACTTGAAGTAAGTTTATCAAAGGCAGTCTTTAAGGCAGCTTCATCTATGCCATCTTCAGTTAGATGTAAAGGAACATTCAAGTCAATGCCTACTAAACCTTGAAGTGTTCTTTGTACTGATTCTTCTAGTCCTATATAACCAACCTTTAATCCTCTCTTCAAAAAGTGATGGCAAAATTCTCTACAGATTGTGGACTTACCTGCCCCACTTGCGGAAGCTACTGTAAATAATTGGCTAGGAAATAATCCTTTTGTAAAATCATTTAGTTTAGGAAAAGGAAAATCTGTTACAGCTTTACTTGTTTCTTTAGTAAATAAATCCCAAGCATCAGCAGCATTGATTAAACAATCAGGTCTTACTGGTCTAGCTTTCCATAATCTTTCTTGTACTAAATCTCCTTCACCTTGTACAAGATGATCGTTAACATCATTACGATCTAGTCTTGCTATTGCAACCTTACCTTTAGGTAAGACTTCCATACATTTATCTGCTGCTTTATTCCCTGCATCATCGTTATCAAAGCAAAGAACTATACGACAATAAGTATCTAACCATTTGTAGTTGGCTGCTAAATACTTAGCTGCTGACTGTACTCCTGAAGGTATTGATACACAGGGAAACTTGTTACCTTGTATTTGAGATCCACTCATGCAATCAATCTCACCTTCAAAGCAGCTTACAAATACAGATCCATTGCTGCCATGTTGTCGCCATAAGTGTTGACCCCATAGCTGCACGTTAGATATGTCTCCTATCCAAACAAACTTCTTGTCTTGAAATCGTACGTGTTGTGCTACATCTCTACCTTGTTGGTCTTTATAAGTAGCAACTTGAACAGGCTGTCCTCTATATTCTGCCTGTCCATAACCAAATAGTTCGCAAGTCTGTTTGGTGATTCCACGTTTGGCTAAAGGTATAGGTGTTACCTTCAATAGTTTTGGATTTCTTTTCTTTAATGGAATGATGTTACTCACTTTCTTTTCTTTGCTTTGGTTTGGGTAGTAGGTGTATTCGCAATCCATAGTGAAGCAATGTTCATGCCCATCATCAAAGACTGCACAGTTTTTTTTGCCACACTCAGGGCAAATCTTTTTATTCTTGTATTGACTCTTCATCTAAGTTACATTTGTGTTCTTGTAAATTAACTTCAACCCAAGTCATGCCATTAAAAACTCTCCACATTTTATTAACTGGGTCAAAAAAAGTATCACCTGCTTTAGGGTTATCAGGTTGTGGGTAAGTCATACCATTCAGTAGGAATTGTTTTATCGCAGTAGAGAAACCCATGCCTATCGCACCATGCACCATAGGTAAGGCTTCTCTTTGCTTTGCTTAATCGTGTCTTGCTATTTTGAAAACAAAACCTGATGTCTAATTCGGGTCTTGTCTCCTTAATAACAAGATGCTTTCTGCGGTCTTCAGTCGAAAAATATCCTTTCGTTTCAACAATAAAATTGTTGAGGATAAAGTCAGGCTTGTAGCTGTAGCTAATTGTGTAGTCAATGCTGATAGTTTCATAAGTAAATACTATTTTCTTTTTGTGTAAACTGTCGGCAAAAGCAGCTTCAAACTTGCTTTTGTATTTAGAAGTCGGCTGCTGTTGCAGTCGCTTTCTCTTCGTAGCTCGTTGGTTCTGCTGTCTCGAAGTCACTTGCTCCACCTCCACCTGTAAAGGGAACTATATTTCTAAAGCAGATACTTAATGGCATACATCTAATACCCACACCATTACCACCTGCGTTATATCCAGAAGCTAAGAAAGATACTTGTCCTTCTGTATCTGGACTTATCTTCTCCATCTGTAATCTTTCATCTTCATTCATAAGAACTACTTGACCGCTTTGTTCTTCAGTCTTATAAAAAGAAACAGGTGTATTGATACCCTTCATGCCTTTATAATTTTTCTTTAGTCTGATAACTAAATCACTCTCCTCAAATGACCAAGGAAAAGATGGTTGTCCTGTCTTTGAACTCTTAGTTAAACTAAAAGATCTATCAGGAAAAGCAGCTTTCAGTTGACCCTTCCATATCTCTAGTAATCCTTCTAGTTCTTCAATAATATAAGCAGTAGCTTCTACCATCTTGCCTTCTTTGTTTTTCATCATTGACCCTACTGGTATCAATGCTTCTGTCTTCCACTTCTGTTCACCCATGTACTCATCAGGTGTTACTAAATAAGAGTAACGAAAGCGAGTTCCTACTGGGGTGACTAACTTAATAGTCTCCGATTTAATGTTGTCCATTTTTTACCTTGGTAATTAACTGGTTAGTTCGTCTAATTTAGACGTTCATTTATTGTACCTTAGTTTTCTATTAAGTAAATATATATGGTGCAGTCAACACCTCTGTAATATCAAAGTCTCCCATACGTAATGCAGGTGGTAAACCTTTGCTATCACTAAGTTGTTGTGCTACTTGATGATGTAAGTTGTCTAAATTATTGTCACTATATATGTAGAAAAATGTCTGCTTCACACATTCAATTAGTCTTTCAAGATCAGCAGCAGGGCTACCAAAGCAATCATGGATTATACAAAACTGTTCAAGACCTACCTTGTTTGCTTCAACTAAAGTTAACTGAAGGTGGGCAGCATCAAAGCTATGTATATAATTACTTGGGAAACCTTGAGCCTGTTTTCTTTTATCAACCTGTAGTGTAGG